GTAGCATTACATGATGCCGGTTGCACAGTGTGTACACCAGCTCATAAAGCTCCACATAATGTTCACTAATAAACTCGTCTCGAACCGCTAGAATTCCACTGTCGTTGCTAATATCATAACCTAGGCTATCAGCCCAGTTATATAACAGGTTAGTTATACTGTGCAAGTGATGCAGCTCAAGATCACTGGTACCACCGCAGATATAGCAACTGTCTTGTTTTACATAGGCCGCTTTAGCCTTGTCGCGCACCCATTTTACTGCAATACGATTATTTGTATTTTTCGCCATCTTTTAAACACAATTATAGCACTAATGGTACTAAAAGTCAAGTACCAAAATTTTTTAGGATTAGATTACGTAACTGTAAAGTGCATAGCGAACCGCATCCGCCATGTGACTAAAACGATTATGCTTGGGTCGTTCGCGACTTAGGCCCTCACGGTCGTCCCACTGATATTGATCTAGCATTGCTAATACATGCTGACAACTGTGATGAACCTTGAATCTGCCTTGCTGTATTAGGGTTTGCACGTATGCAATACCTGGTAGTACATCTTTTTTAGCACGTGTAGTAGTTAGCTCGTAGTTGTAGGCAAGGTCAGCTGCAAACTGTGCAGCTGCACTATCAATAAATACAGTTTCTATATTATACTCACTAACAAACCTGTTAAAGTGCTCGGCGTGCTCACGTGTAGTCCTTTCCGCCTCACAATAATCATGCACACAATAAAAGCAGTCAGTAGCATAATCATACGTAATAGTTACCCAAGCTGTTTCGTCTTTATAGCCTGGGTCTAGGCCAGCTATAGTTTCACCACGTAGGTCTGGCAAATGTTCTAGCACATATTCAGGTCGAAAGCCTTCATAAATTTGTCCCAAGTAGCTGGTAAAGCTAGCCATGTACTCCTGCTCAAACTCCGACTTAGGCATTGATCGTCTAGCCTCCTCAACATCCGATTCACTCATGCGGGTATTCTCACTATAGTCCGCCTGTATACTACACCACTCTAAAAATTGTGGATCAAAGCCACGCTGAAAAAACTTTGAAAACCAGTTGTTTTTACCACGCGGTGTGCTAATAAATATTGCTTTTGCACCTGGCTTGTCTAGTGTAGGACGTAGCTGTACGTTAAAGGCTTCCTCACCACGCTCCGATAGTGCAGCCTCGTCAAATATTATAAGGTCATAGCTGCGACCAACTGTACTATCAACTGTGCTAATAGATCCCATCCTTATAGTCGACCCATTCGACAATTCAATTACTTTGTCCTTAAGATTATCACGTGTAACTTCCAAGTCAAAATGCTTGATCAGCTTACGCTGTAGCTCAAAACTAATACTACTCAAGTTATAGTTAGGCGATATAATTAACACATTGCAGTTGGGCACTAGTGTAACCAGTTGACCAATAATATTGGCTATGTAGGTTTTGCCCAATCGACGTGCAAGTGCGGCGCAAATAAAGCGGTAGTTGGGGCTGTTGATGGCGTTGATTAATGCAATTTGCGGACGGTTGATGGTATCGTAGATGTTTAGCAAACGTAAGTAGTTGTCTATAGGCAGCTTAATAAAACGTTTATCCGCTGCAAACTCCGTAATATAATCACACTCAACATCTGTTCTGCTTACTGTTAACACTAAACACCTTCACCACTAATTAATTTATGTATAAGCTGGCCGTACTTTGTACCATCACCACCTTCATTGATTTGCACGTTAACTTGCCGTTGAGGACCAGGATTGCCTTGACGGATCTTTTCCAGCTGTATTTCACGGTCTAGTAAATCCATGCTCATTTTATGGCTTAGGGCTAAGAGTTCAGCAATGTCTTTACTGCTACCTACTCCAGCTTCATCCAACTCCTGAAACTTTTGCCGTATAATGGCGTCCATGGCCTGACGCATAAGAAAGCGGTTGTTGTAGCCGGTGTCAAAGAATACCTGATCTATATAACCACGTACCTCCCGCCGGGCTAGTGTGGTTGTTACCAGTTCGGGATCTATGCTTAATTCGTGTGCAACTTGGCGGGCGTCTTGCAGTTGAAGATAGCAGTTGGCAATTTCTAGTGCTTCTGGACTTATTTTTAGTGTTTCTGCGGGCAGGTGAGTGGTCATGGTTTACTCCAATTTTTATGATTGTAGCACTTGTGGTGGTTTAGGGTCAAGCATAGATTTTGGCACCTTAGCTGGTTTGGAAAAATTTCTTGAAGTACGCGTGTGGGAGGGCCCCACGCTATAATTTACATAACAGTCCGATAACCGCCCCTGTCCACCTAAGTATAGCAGTAATCTTTCGATTTTGTCAACTGCCACTCGTCGGCTGACAGACGGCACTTGCCACTGCTACTCGATTGGCCTATACTAGAGTTTCTTTCAACCACTACGGAGTAGCTAAAATGGCAACAGCCAAAGCCCCGAACTATAGCCCTGAGCAGACTGCTCAGATTGTAGAACAATACCAAGCTGGCGTCAGCGTGGAGCAGATTGCCCAGACTATGGGCAAGACTGTTCGCTCAATTGTAGCGAAGCTCAGCCGTGAAAAGGTTTATATCGCTAAAGAATATAAAACCAAGAACGGTGAAGCTCCCATCAAAAAGGATGTTCACGCCGACTTCATCGGTGCTGCTCTCAATCTCTCCGAGAACGATATAGAATCGTTAACGAAGGCTAACAAGAGCGCACTGCGTGCGATTGAGGTTTTTATCCGTAACTCTGCCAACTAGGGTATAGGGGCGCAAGCCCCTATATAAATGTTATGAAAAACATAGCACTTGCCACTGATCCAAAAATTATAGCGTTTACTCGTCGTGCTGAGGTTGCTGTTGAAGAACCGTTACAGTTTTTTATTGTGCCCACTGATTATAAAGGTTTCATGTGGCTTATAAAAAATAGAATCTTGGGCCGCAAGCTCACTGGGCCTAGCTATAATAAGCATTACAATACACTTACTGGATCGATGCAAGAATGAGAACACTTACTCTAGCCCTGTGGCTGTACGTTATGTTTATGATAACATTCCTTGCACGCTACTGTTTCACGTGAAACAGTAGCGCACACAAAAAATATACCGCTATATTTTTTATAGCGCAGGCGCCAAAATTATAGCATATAATTTTAGGCCGTGTCAAGCCCCTGCGGCTACCGTTCGTCGGCTAGGATTGACCACTGGTCGGCTGATGTATGGCAGGCTGTAGGGTATGAATGGTAGGCAATTGTCGCTTGGGCGACATTTGACCTCAAAAATTCAGGTATACTTGTTTCTGTTGTAAGGCATGACTCTAGGCGGCTAGTAACCCCGCCTACCCTCGGATAGGGCCGATAGGGCAAGGGCAGACAAGTTAAACCTTACAACATTCTAGACTTTATAAGGATATAGGTTATGAAAAGGATAGCGATCTATGACATGGATGGCACAATCGTTTGCAGTATGCACAGGTATCGTACCATTGTTGATAACGGTATTGAGCGCATTGATCTCGACTACTGGCGTGCTAATGAGTATCGAGCACTTGAAGATTCACTGTTACCACTTGCAGAACAATATAAAAATGATCTCGATGATACCTACTGTATTGTCGTTATTGCTACTGCCCGTATTTTGCGGAACGCTGATCGTGCATTTATTTATAGCAAACTAGGTACACCCGATCATATCGTTAGCCGTAATGAAAATGATAACCGTTCTGGTGCTACACTCAAGATTGAGGGCTTGCGTAGAATTTTCAAACTTTATAGCAATTTAGGTTATACTTTTAATGACGCTGTATTTTATGAGGATAACGTAGCATATCTTAAAGCAGTTTGTGATTACTTTAACATTCGTGGTGTTTACATTCCAAGCAAACAAGGACATTGATATGGAAACTATAACTAAGCTCTATAACATGCAGGACAATCTGGTTGAACTTTATAACGAAATGTACGGTTTTGATCCAGACTTTGGAACGGTTAGCGATTGGAACGATATAGGTTGGGTTACTAGAATGTATAACGATTTGCTTGCTGAGTATCATAGCCTACCCGCTGAGTTTGACCTTAGCCCTATGCCAGATGGACGTTCTGATTTTTGGCGCGAGTTGAATCGCCGTCAACTGTTACGAGATGCAGAACGCTATACAAGTTGGGCTAGCGCTGACATTGAGCGTGGCGATCTAAAATCTGCTACGTTCTATCAAATGATGGCAAAGCGTGCGCTTGCAGGTTGGGAAAGCATACAGGTTTAGGTTTCACGTGGAACACTGTTCCACGTTATGTTTTTTATATGGCTATAGATTATAAAATTTATAGCCATGGCGCCAAAAATTATACCATAATTTTTGCGGCCGTGTCAAGGCCCGGGCCGACCGTTCGTCGGCTCCTAGCCGCCGCTGGTCGGTCGGATGTGCGGCGGCCCCTAGCCGATGGGCGGCAGCGAATTGTGGCACTATCTGGCATTTTATGGTATACTAGGGGTTGCTCAACTTTTAAGGTTATAAATTATGAAACGACAATACTTCGCTGTTCTAGATACTGAAACAACACTCAACGATACCGTTATGGATTTTGCCATTGTAGTTTGTGACCGTCACGGCAAGATTTACAATAGTTGTAGCGTTCTAGTTCGTGAGTTCTATGACCCTGCTACACTGTTCCATGACAAAAATAATAACGGTTTTTGGGCCTCTGCTAATCTAGAGCGTCGTCGTGCTAATTATCAGAACATGCTAGATTCTGGTACACGTATGCTTGCGTCGGTAACCGCTATAAATAATTGGATTAATAAATGTATCGGTACTTATGATCCTATCTTAACCGCATACAATCTTGCCTTTGACGCTAGCAAATGTGCTAACTCTGGTATCGTTCTAGATTCTTTCACTAGCCGCTTTTGCCTTTGGCAAGCCGCTGTAGGTAACATCTGCCGTTCCAAAAAGTATAAGCGTTTTGTGCTCGACAATCATCGTTTCAATAATGCGACCGATAAAGGTAATATGACGTTCAAGACTGATGCCGAGACTGTTGCAGGTTTTGTAACTGGTAATCTTATCGCTGAACCCCATACCGCACTTGAAGATGCACGCGATTTTGAGATTCCAATCCTACAAAAGATTGTACGTTCTAAAGGTTGGCGCGATCGCATCGAGCCCTATGACTGGAAAAAGTTTCAGGTAAAGGATCATTACAATGTTTGAAGCATTCGGCGTTCTA